GTTCATTATAATGTTTCTCCATCGGCATATAATTTTCTTTTAGCAAATAAAGAAACTTATTCAAACTGGGTTTTCACTCCATTGCATAAAAAACACAATTATTTCTAATGGCAGTAGAAAAAGTCATAAGCGAAAGTATTATTAACGTGGTTGATGTTATCGGTGACGTTGTCGAATTAATTCGTGCAGAATATGACACGGAAGTAGGCGAAAAACCATATTATCTACACGGACATCCTTTGGAAATTATGAACATTCTAAAAGAACGGACTGATTCTGGAACAGACCTTAAATTTAAGAAATATCCTTTGATAGCATTATTCGAGGACTTCGTAGATGAGGGGCC